CGCGATTATCAGGCAGTGTGGATGGAGAATGATTTCCTTCGGGTCATGCTGCTACCGGAGCTTGGCGGCCGTATTCACCGGGCATATGACAAAGTCAAACAACGTGATTTCGTCTATTACAATGAGGCGGTTAATATAGCGCGCGAAATCTTTTGATATCGATTTGAAAAATAATTGATACCGTACAATTCCCAGTATAAAAAAATAATTGATACCAGTTTAAAATCACATTCAATCGAAAGCGACTAAACACAACTAACTCAAGAGCTGAAATGTTAAATCTTTTTTCCCCTGCAGTTCTGGATCAAGAGAAGTAGCATCGGCTATGGCAGCGATCTTGTCGTCAAAATCGAGAAATTCATATCCAGAAATGTCATATTCTTTGAGTAAAGGAAGAGGTTGGTCTGTGCGGTAAAAAACATTAACTTTAACATTCATAATCAATCACCTAAATAAAATTTAGCAAGACGCAATCAAAATGGAGAACAGCACCATTCGAAGCCCTTAAAGACACTTCAACTGATGCAGCAGAAGGTGGAACGCGGCCTTGTAAATACGCTCCGTAAACGGCCCAATCCGTAGCACCAGAACTTATGTTCGCTGTGAATGAACCATCTAGTTGTATACCTTGCTCTGATTTAAAGGTAAGTGTTGCATTGCCTGCATTCCCACCGGAAGACGAAGGCGTTATCACCTTAGCCCATACGGAAAATGTAAAATATCGACCACTAAGAGACCTGGTTGACTGGGTGGCAAAAACATTCAGACCGGCGACAGATGTGAGCTTTAAACCATAATTCCCAGTTTTAGCGGCTATGTTTAAAACCTCAGCCGTTTGCGAAACGCTCCCTGAATTATTCAGCGACCACCCTTCAAAAGTGCCGCGCTCAAAATTCCAGTTAAAGAACGGGCATAAGCTCCGATGGAGAGGTATCATTCCGGCTCCAGATACTATGTCACCAGTGCAATTCACTGAGTTTACGAAACCTGGACCATTAACAAACGCACGGACTCCGTCTTCAGAATTTGTTTCAAAGACGTACGGATTACCTGGAAACTTAACAGTATCAAAGATAAGGAATGAATTTTGTCCAACATAAAATACCGGTGATGTCTGCAACCAATACTTATTGATAACGATAGTTGATTTGGAAATGATCAGTCGGGAACCTGCGCCAGTAACCTCAGCGTACTTCAGGAACGACTCTCTGCCAGGGTTTTCAATATTCCCCATCCCTTCAATAGAAACAGTAGATCCTGCACCAGAAACCCGCAGCGGCGTGTTCAGCACAGACGAGCCATAGAAACCTAAAGAAAAGTTCTTGCAGGAAACATCAAATGGCGCGTTTTTTGCGTCAGAAATCTGAGTATCAATAAATGTAATGCTCTCTCCAGAATTGCGTAAACCGGCAGGAGCAAGGAACAAAAACGATACTCCAGAAGATAAAGTACAGTTACTGAACTTTGTACGCCATGTATTGTGAGTGCAGTAAACCACCTTATCGAAATCTATAAACGTGCATTTGTTAATGCTTGATTGGCCATTATAGTCATACATTTCATGACCCAGCCTGAGGCCATTGCGTCCCTGAACCCGACTTCCACGAAAAATTATCCTCTCAAGCGCATTAAGGGTATTTTGCTCCATTCCATCAGGATAACCTGCTGAGCTGTACAACCAGACTGCATCTTCATCGTCTGAATCAGTAAAATTGATATCAGCAAATCCTTCAAGACAAGCCAGCGATGTGAATCCAACATCAACACTGATGCGGGTTTTACAGAGATACTTGCCTGGGCTGATGATTACCCCAACATTGTGGGTTTTACCATAATCAAGAGATCGTGTAATCGCAGCGGTAACATCTCCGTTTTCAGGAATTCCCCACCACGCCACGTTCACTCCGTTGCCAAAGATCCGACGCCACAAATTACCCTCACGGGTAATAATGTTTACACCACCATCATCTTCAGCCTCATCCACAACGGAGCGGCTTTCGAAGTAACCGGTTATTGACTTGTAACCGTCTCTGTACTCAATAAGCTCAATCTTTTGTTTATCTGTAGTCGGTTCGGTCTGACGAAGAATGTCAATATTTGCACATCGACCTATAAACTTCAGTCCATCTGGTTTAATCAAATTATTTTTTAGCGCATTTGAAAGATCATTTATGGCTAGTGCTATCTGATTATATTCATTTTTGTTTGGATTTACGCCAGCCAGCTCCAGAATAGCCAACAACTCTGCCTGAACAATATTAAACCAGTCAGCGCCCGGCCAGCTTATCCCGCCTTGCTCCTGACTTTCCCCAAACCAACGCGTCGAGATAGTCTGCGTGTCTTTCGGCTCGGGCATCTCAGGGACGCCGCTGGTATTGTCGAGATGATACATAGCAGCTCCTTACGGCTTCTCAGGCCAGACAATATCAGTTGCAGTGGTATCCACACGACTCACAGCGAGACGGTACCCTTCCCACCTGGCAAGCTGCGCGGCTTCATCGTCGGTGGCCTGACCGCTGCTGGCGGCGTAGCTAAGAAGTGATACCTGCTCGGATGCAGCAGACAGCAGCTTAGCCTTCTGACGGTTAGCCTGAGCGATAATGTAAGCCTGCTCGGCATCTTCATTTTTCACCCATGCAGAACCATCCCATTCATCAAACTGACCTGGCATTTTGAGGGTGTAGCCTTCAGGAACGGGGCCGACCTCCAGAATGGTGGTTGATTCGCGGGTTTCGGTATTCCAGGCCAGCTGGCCGCGCAGGTCTTTGAGGTAAATCCATTCTGTGCCGTTCCAGCGCGTGACGAACGTCGGTTTGTCCTCTGGCGGGGCCACGAACGTGCAGCCCTCCGGCAGGGTAAACCACGCGTCAGAAACGACGTGCTTCGTGCCGTTGCTCTCATAATAAAGATGGCCGGTCTTATCTTCGACCTGCGTCCACTGGCCATCAGTGAACAGCAGAACGTAACCGGCATAAGCGACAGGGGGCTCGACGGTGATGGCCCATTCAGGCAGGGATTCACTCAGCGTGGAAATAACAAAACCGGTGCCGTGAATATTCCAGTAACGGGTCCCACGAATATCGTCCACATATTCCCATGCACCATTTTTAAATATACCGGTCTGGCCTTTATCCGGCTCACAGGGAATATGTGTGGTATTAACGGGCAGACCGGTGCCCGCCGGGATCGTCATAAAGACGGAACCAATATAAACACCATTGGCATCGTACTGATAAAGCCAGATGGCCTGCGGGTTATGAGAAAATTCAAATGACATTACGCTAACCTCACGATGGCGTTAAAAGCGATATTTTTGACGGTGTTTTCGGTATTGCCGGTGCTGGCCACCGTGGCCGTGTGACCATGTGGTCCGATATAAACCGTATGATGGTGCGCCGGGGCGGTACTGGTGTTGTTACGTGTGCGGCGGGAGTCGTTGTCGGAGCCGACAACATAATTATCATCCCACACGGCCCCCGGAGCCACCATCCCGCCCTGGTGAAAGTGCTCGTTATCGTCGCTGCTCTGTTTCGTACCGAGGTCGGTGCTGTCGATTGTCACTCCGTGGGCGTGAAGCTTCACGCCATCGGCTTCGTAAGACAGCAGCGCACGCCCGGAGGCAGGCAAAAACTTGATGGTCTGGCCGCGCATGTCCGGCAGAACGCCGGAGGGATACGCCACGGCAAGGCGAGGATATGCGGTTTTATCGAAGCTCTGACCCAGCATCAGCATAAAGCCGGTCGGCGCTGTCGCCCCCGGCCAGGCAAACGGAATACCCGGCGGCAGCATATAGTCCGAGGAGAAAATACGGATGGCCTGAGCAAACTGGTCCAGCTGCGTTTTATCGGGTGTGATATTGGCCAGTGCCAGCACGTTCAGCATTTCCGCCTGAATGGCATTAAACCAGTCCGCGCCCGGATAACTCGGCTGAGGCTTTGTTGAATAAATAAGATTTCGTGCGAACGACCCTGTAGCTGGCTGGATTTTCAGGCAATACGCACGCTTTCTGGCATCCCGGCCTTTGTCATCCTGTTCAACGCACGCACCATGGCCATAGC